AGAGCATCAGCGAGGTCAGCGAGGAACTGGGTTATCTGCTCCATCCTCTTCTCTTCCATTTCCATCTGCTTTTCCTTAAGCTTGAATTCCTTGTCCATCTTCTCCTTCTCAAGCTGGTATGTGAGAGAAGTCTGTGGATCTATGATAACACCAGCGGATCTTAGCTTTTCCAAAATAGAAAACACCTTGTCCAGCTCTCCCTCCCCCTTGCTGTTTGCTGCCTCCATTAACGCTCCAATGGCCATCCTCGCCACTTCATCCTTGAAGTCATCAGATGTTTTCAGCTTATCAATAGCATCGAGAAGCAGCTTTATGCTCTCGCTATCATTTCTGTTTCCCATTGTCTTGATCATCTCTGTCAGTACCATGAACTGTCCCTTGATAGCCTCGGCAAGAGCAGCATTTCCGCTATCACCCCCACCTTTCTGGCCATCCTTGAGCAGCATCATCAGCATGAGTAGTGTAGGGTCCATCGATGGCTGTGGTGGTCCTGCTGCATGTGCCGGTGGTGGAGAATTGAGAGACTGCAGTAAAGCCATTGCGATCTGCCGGTCCTCCTCTGGCAATTCCTTGAGTATCTGCACATAACTCAATATCTTCGATGGATCTTCCTGCTGTAGAACCTGCTGTGCTGTCGCTTGCGGGAGATTTGCTGTCGATTCGGCCCTCAACCTCTTCAAAATATCAAAAGTCATTTCCGTTTCTGCTAGCTCCATGAGCCAGTTCTTGAATGTGCGACTTAAAGAACCTGGGGTTGACTGGACTAGCTTAACCATTCCTCATCAACCTCCTTCTCGAGAATTTCTCCACTCTCAATCAATGCAACCTTAACTCCTGCTCTTTTGTCCATGTAGTTGATCACACATGCGTTTATGAAATCACCGAAACTGCCTCGAAATCCTTTGTTCAGTGCGTAAGTGTATAAAATAAGTATTTCTGGTTCAATATCAACTTTCATACCAATCCTCTTGGCTGATGTAAAATCATCTTCCGGAAGAGTCAGATACTCTGCCACTTCACTCTCAGAGTCCCCTGCAATCCCTGTTTCGAGTGGTTTATCGTGCTCTATTGGCGATTTGCGCGGATTGTAGCCATGTTTATACTTTTTGTGCGAGGCGAGAGCTTGAAGAGTCTTGAACTTTTTACCACAGTATTCACATACATACTCCTCAGACTCTCCGCCAGACTCTGCGGTCATAATCGAAGCTTTTCTCAATCCTTTAAATACTTTAGCAAGAGTCTCAGTAGCACATAGTCTAAATAGTCAGAGTTACAAACCTGAGAGGGGAGGGGTCCCTGTGAAGAAGTGGATAAAGTTCTTGAAACTTGCGGGATATGGTCTTGCTCTGCTGCCCGGAACTGACCCGAAACTATCGGTGAATCTACCAAGGCTGGCAGATAAGTTAGACAAGATAAATGAGTCTGAAGACAAGAACAATGTAAAGGCAGCAAAGGCTGTCAAGGCAGTGATGGATGAGCTGGCACCAGGCATCAAAAAGCTGTCGTTTCAGGAGGGTAGAGAGTACACAAAGAAGCAGACCCTCAAGCATATCATAGCAACAGAAGAGCACTTCAGGGAGGGTTTGTGTTCAGCTTGTTTACTTGAGAAGCACCTTCCCGCTCTGGATATGTATGCTGACGAGGGTCTGAGCTACTGTGAAGGAAGAGAGTGCGATGCATACAGGAAGCTCAAGGAAGTAGTCAGGGAAGCAGAAAGCAGGCTGATGAGTGGCGACATAAGTCCAGACACTCAGCAGGAGCTTGCGAAGAAGTTCAGAGAAGTTAGAAAGGAGCTTGTTGGGTATGGAGCAGTAGAGGAGGAGTTAGATGAATTCGCGGGTCTTTCTTAATGCGATCAGGCGGGAGCTAAGGAGGCAGGTACGTTACGCACTTAACAATCAGGTAGATGCGATATTCCACCCGCAGGGGCGCATGGTTGAGGATTTTATCGCGCATTACTGTGTTGAAAGGCTTACTGGGCTAACAGATGATTATATAATTAGAAAGGCGTTATATTACTATGCAAAGGAGGTGAAAAAGCGTGGGAGAAGACGATGAGTTTGAATGCCCCAACTGTCGCGTTATTGACTGTTTCTACAAAAAGCTCAAGTTAACTGATGAAGAGCTAAAAAAGGTAAAAGAGCTTGAGAAGGATCCGGAAAAAGTGATTGAGTATTTATCATCAATACGATCAGATGATGAGCTGAAGGAGGCTTGGCGTAGCTGTTCTCTATGACAAAAGTAGATGCTCTCTATGACAAGATAACACAACGAATATTTAAACTTAATAACTACTATACAACATGGCTGGCAAACTGAGTAGAAAGGCCCTCTCCGAGGCCGTCAGGAACGCTCTCGGAGAGGATGGGATATGGGAAATGAAGGAAGCGTACAGCGCAGAGGCTGGCAAGAAGTGGCAGGATGGGACTTACGCAGCTTGCATGGCTGCGGCAGCCAGAAAGGGTGTTCCTTACGCACAGGCTGCTTTTGAGTGTGCTCAGAAGGCCAAGCTCGGTGAGAAGTACGCTCAGAACTGGTCCTAAGGGGTGATGCACAATGATCAGCAAAGAGGACGCCATCCCAGTGGTCGTTGGATTCGCCGACGGTCTTTCTGATGTCGGCCTTAACTACATCGACAAGGCAACGAACAGCGAGAACAAGCCGGTCCTGAAGAAGCCCTCTACAATTTTTAACCTTGGTGTTGGTGTTCTTGGAACTGTAGCGTCTCTGAAGTTCCTGCACGGAGACAGCAGGCTCATGGGTGCAGTGATATCCGCAAGACATGTCGGCAGTGCTGCAGGAGCGATAATCGAGGCAAAGATGAACAAACAGCCTATCCTCGAGGTTGCAGAAGAGGGAAACTACAATGTGGATGTAACTGTTGAGGACATCACCCCTACAGGAGGTGAAATGGACATAATACCTCCTGCCAGCGGATCAGCTACCACTCCAGCCACACCTCCTGCTCCACAGAAGGCTGAAGGTGTTAGTTTCTGATTTTTTAGAACCTTATTTCCTGTTTTTCTATATCGATAACGAGTTTTCTCAACGCAAACTCAATAGCGTGCGATCGTGTTCTGAAGTATCCCTTATCGACCAGTTCATCCACCTTGTGGAGCACAGAAGGGTCGCGGATATATGCACTGATATGCACCATACTGATAGCTTGAAACACCAAGTAATATATTTTTTTGAATTACACCCTAACACACCTTGGCACATTGGTTTTTAATTTAATTCCCAACTTACAACATATGACTGTTGGGTATGTGGTTGCGGATCTGGATGCCGTAATAAAGGGTAAAGTGACACAGTATATCGAGAGCCTTGCGGCTCTGAGGGATGCAGTGAGGGCAGAAGCGTCCAAATACATCCCGTCTCTCACGCTTGGAGGCATAACTCCCGAGGAAAACCAGTATGCAGAGGTCCCGCTCAGGCCGGAGCAGTTTACCGGTGTTGACGGAAACAAGCTCTCCGGATCGTTCAGACAGGATGTTACCTCTACCGGATGGAACAACAACTACCTCACCGCCGATCCGAGCGAGGCTGGTGAGCTTGGAAAGAACTATGTGTTTGGTGTCGTCGGTCTCGCCATAATGGACAGTGTCGCGCTTCTGTCTGAGATCCAGCTCCACCAGAGCGACTACACCTTCCCGGTAATTGACTTGGAGGAGAGTGTTTCCAAGTCACCATGTGCAATAATCTTTGATGTCTCTGACAGTCAGGCGAAGAGGCTCGTATTCAACCCAGACACAAAGTTCGCGCTCGATGTGTTCTTCACCGGTACGGGCTATCAGAGCATAAAGCCGCTCGGTATTGCTGAGATACCCAAGAACACTGCGATAAACAAGACATTCTAAGGGGTGATCTAAATGGTCACAGTTAAGCAAGTGGTAACAAGGACTACAGAGAAGGGTGTTGAGAGCAACGCAGTGATAACCGCAGCGGACGGAGACAAGGTGACTGCTGCTGACCTCGGTCTTCACCATATAAACATTGTTACTGCTGTCACTCCAGCCACTGCAGGCCATGTTGCTGGAGCGGCAGTTGTCACGAACCCGGGGAGTGCTGGAAACGATGTGACACTGACTCTGTACTCCCTGACTGCAAACTCTGACTCGCTCGTTGCAGCGGGATCCGTTGACTGGGTCATTACTGCAATTCAGCTTTAACAATATTTTTTCCCCGAGAAACAAACAGGGGGTGTTTGTTTTGGCGAAGTGGATAGAACCAGGCTGGTTTCTGGATCTTAGTGAGGTCCCAAAAGAGCTGAGGCCTCCTGACGCAAACACTGACTTCGTTTATGTTCAGAAGCAGGAGATCACAAGATTTGATAGGGTGACTGCTGTTCTTCCCGCAAACCTGACCACAACCATAGACTTCAGCAGCCCAGACATCAACAAGCTCAAGCCGATGAAGGACATGATGTTTCAGGTCGCGTGGGGCTTCTACCCAGATGCGCTTGCTTACGCAATTCACCCAACTGACAACTCTGTTGGAAAGCTCCCGAAAGAGCTACCGTCGGATGAGTTCAGGGTTGGTACTGTAACGAGCTATGACAGCAGCTATGACAACCCGAACATCGAGAAGACAGAACTTTTCCTAACGCCTGCTGAAGGATGCTATACACCAAAGTTCGTGTTCCTCGAGGATTACGGTAGGGACACAGTGATATGGCTCGCTCTGCAGATCAACATGCTGAAGCTGTCACCAATCACGGATGAGGACCTGATAAACGCACTGAAGAAGCATGTGAAGCCGTCGTATCCAGTGAGGCTGTTCATGTGGAGGTGATGTAATTGACTGAAATCAGGATCAGGAAGTTTAACGAGAAAACCAAGGCATGGGACTATGAGGTACTACCGTATGATCACAAGACCTTGGGTGTGTTCTTCAGACCATCAACTGCGACAGGGAATGTGGTTGGAGCTTATGTCGCTCCAGAGGGGTCCTACGCCACGATAACAGGAATCAAGATGATAGCAGACAGCGCAGACACCTGGTTTAGCTTCTCTGGTGATTATCACGACTTGGCATATCTCCCCGCTAAGGGAGCAGAGATAATAGAAGGAGATGCAGAGAACCCCGTAGTAGTTCTGAACCCAGGTGAAAGCATCGTGGCAGAGGTGACCAACGCAACGGCAAGCAACTATGCTGTTGTAATATACGGGTTCGTCAGGCCAATAGCGCCGACGAGGTGATACAATGGTTAGATTGAAGACAGTGAGGCTCATAGACACGACTGATATCAGCGACGGGTCTGTTGTAACTTCAAAGATAGCTGATGGAGCTGTTGTAACATCCAAAATTGCTGATGCTGCTGTGGTCGCTGCAAAGATTGCTGCAGAAGCTGTAACAGACTCTAAGATTGCACCATCTGTCTTGCAGTACGGTGAAGCTGCAATAGACAGCGTTGCTACATGGGTCCTCTTCCCATCAGCGTTCCCCGGAGTTCCTGAGGTTGTCGCCGTTGGAAAGGATGTAACAGGGGTAAAAATCACCGACATCACAGCCGGATCATTCGAGTGGGTTGCTGCTGCTGCAGGAAGTGCGATATGGGTTGCACTGTACAGATCGTGACGGGGATGAGATCATGGCATGCGTGGTAACAAAGTATGTTTCACTGAGCAGCTCAGTTGTTAAGCCTGGGGAAACATTCACAGTGAACATGAGGTTCGGAGACAACTGTCCAGTTCCTCAACTTTTTTCAGCGTACTGCTACCTCGATGGGGATAAAGTATGGCACGACTGGGGGTTCATTCTCCCCTACACAGAGGAGCACGCGTCATGCAAGGTGGTTGCACCGACAACACCCGGTCAGCATTACATAAATGTCAAGACAAATCAGGAACAGGATGATGGGCTTCCGGGAAAGACCATTGCATTTGTTGTATCATCCACCAAGCCATCCAACAAAGGACTTCTAATAGTCCAGACAGAGCCAGCCGGTGCGAGTATCTACATCAACGGGAAGTTTGCCGGATACAGTCCTGTGAGTGCTTGGGTTCCTCAGGGATGGTACGATGTAGTAGCGAAGATGAAGGGGTACAAGGATGCTGAAAAGCATGTGTATGTCATGGTTAACAAGGTAACGAGAGTTACATTTGAGCTTCAGAAGATATCCACACCATCAATCACCCCTTCAGCGCTGGCCGCTATGGCTGGGATAGCGATGGGTGTGGGAGTTGCATATGTGATAGGTGAGGAGAGGATAAAGAAGGGAGTATCATATGCTAAGAAGGGGGCAGCTTATGCTCGCTCAAAAGCTGTATCGGCTTACAGCAAAGTCAGGGAGCTATCGAGTAAGCGTTAACGCTCTGGCAATGGTTTCTGAAGACAGAATAGTTGTAGATGTTGACAAGCTTGTGTGCCCCCACATTATATCAAAACTGACATATGGTGTTACTGTTTCCGGTAACAGAATCATCGCTTGGAAAAAGAGTGGACTCACAAACCTTGGAAAGAAAGTGCTGAAATCAATGGGGGTTCAGGTAGAAAAGAACCAGATAGCGCTTGCCGTGTTACTCGCGATCATAGCTCTTGCAGCTCTGTGCAACTACTACCCTGATGTTCCAATCTGCAAGGACCTGAGATACCAGTTTAATGAGGTTTTAATCCCGCTAATCGTGTTTGGTATTGCGATGTTGTTTACCGCAAAGGCTGTGGAGGTGGAAAGATGAGTCTGGCATTTGTGAAGAAATGGTATGATAACATCCCGCCCATTCAGAGGCTTATCCCACTGGTCCCGCTCAACGGTAAGATATACAGTCCCGCACGGGTGCTTGAGGAGGTTAAAAAGGGGACAAAACTGGGCGAAGAGCTTCAGACAAAGCTTGAGACCGGACAGTTCACCACACAGAGCGACCTAGAACTTATTGCTGAGAAAAGGCTTGAGTGGATGATAACCCACCTACCTGATGTCATCGGGTTCAACACTCTGACCGTCGATGGCAAACCGATCACGAAAGAAGAGTTGCTTCAGATGATCAGAGAGAAAAAGGGACTCGGCGCAAGGATGATCCAGCAGGAGGTTCAGGAGATAAAGCGGATGTTAGAGGGATAAAATGAAGTTCTTGTTCCTGTGCCCCAGACACGGCAGGATGTGTGAGCTGAATTATGCATCGTGTGTTGCAGTGAAATACATAGCACCTGCTATCGCGAGGATGGGGCACAGCGTAAAGGTCGTGCTTGACCCTACTCCAGACCAGGCCAACAAGATAATCAAAGAGTTCAAACCAGACATCGTGTGGTGGGTCGGGCACGGAGCGAAGAGTGTCACAACACTTGAAGATGTGAAGTTCTGGATTGGAGATCACGATCACTGCGACCAGTTCAACTTCAACGAGAACAAAGAAGTGCTAAAAGGTGTGATTGCTGACGCACATAGCTGTCTAACTGCTGCGTGTCTGGGAAAATCGCTGACGAAGAACTACGGGTGCAAATACTATCTGGGGTATACTGATAAGTTCCTGTTCATGTGGTGTGCCTGCCAGCACACATGGGGCTGTGCCTGCGGGTACTACAACCCTGCAAAGGGTGTGATAAGAGATATAGTTCTCAGCTACTGCATGATGGCACCACACGAAGCAAATCTTCAGTTTACCGTGGCGCTGTCAAGGGGTATGTCTCCTGAGCAGGCATATGGATACTGCCTTGAAAGATTTGATCAGTGGATCAAACTGCTGTCATCAATAACCCCGCAGAACCACCAAGAGGCTGCAATGCTGATGGCTGCCATTCACATACTCAAATACGATAAGACAATTGTCAGGCTGTGCAAGAATGGAGAATACCTGAAGCCTGAGACGCCGAGAGAGAAGCCACCAGCAATACCAAACCCAGGATTTGCCGTTCTCAACATAAACACCAGTCCAGAGGGTGCAAGGATTGATGTTAATGGTAATTTCGCTGGAGTAAGTCCGGTCACCACCTACACTAAGCCAGGGAAGATAACTATCGTTGCATCAAAGCAGGGATATGAGACAGCAAGAACAACGATATATGCTAAGGAGAATAAAGTGTACAATGTGAATATAACTCTGAAGAAGGAAAAGGTGTCAGAGGCAAGCTCTCTCGCAATACTGACTCTTGCTGGGATACCTCTGAGTTACATCATTTCGGAAGGTGAGAGCAGATGATGGACATACTCCTTCCTATTCTGGACGGGTGGACAGATAACGGGTTTAAGATAGACAGGCCGGTCAACATTCAAAAGGGGAGTCAGTTTCAGCTTGAGCAGTTCAAGTTCCCCGGTCTGCTGTACAGCTTCGATGTCAGTGTTAAGGGTGACGTGCTGTTTATTCTAAAGTGGTGGGACAGAAGAGAGAGAAGGTACAAGTCCGCCGAAGTTGACCCGAAGACACTGCTTGAGAGCGGTTATGATGAACCAAACGCTGCAGCCCCTTGGGTTGTCAACTTCGATGAAGTGAACAATGTGTATGAGGTTGCGTTCACTCCAGCTACACCACTACCGATATATGCCTCACAGGATCACCCAAGGTACCTCATATCTAAGGCAGTTGACTCGGACATAACAATACTCGGGTACACTCAAGAAGCAATCATCATTTATGACAGGGATGCGTATGTCAACAGCCTAAGAGAGATAATCAGCCCCTTCTCGACCTTAAAAAGGTGATATTATGAGTCAGATAACAAACATACTGTTTGCCCTGTCAAAGTACGGGTCTCTTGATAAGGACACATTCAGCAGTCTGATGAACACAAACATTGGTAAATTAGACACAATAATCGGGTACTGGGGTAAAGTCCAGTGGGACACACTGAGCTACATTAAGATGAACCTTGCGAACACAGAGATTCTCCAGCCTGTTCAAAAGGGCTCGACATGGAAAAGGGCGATAACTCTACTTGCTTCTGGTGCGAGAACGGCGAGCGGGACTGGGTCAACGATCCCCGTTGACGACATCATTGGGATGGATGTGTGCATTGCGGTTACCGCTGTCTCGGGCACTACTCCAACACTCACCGTGTACATCGAGGGCGAGGACGAAATTACCGGAAACTGGAAGACCCTCTGGAGCAACTCAACGGCATACTCTGCTGTAACTGTTGACTGGGCGGAAATAGAGCCGCTTAGGTTCAGGAACATCAGGGTTAGATGGGCCATATCAGGGACTTCGCCTTCGTTCACTTTCTCAGTGACTGCTCAGGCGTACACAGGGTGATGCCATGACAATTTCTCTTCAGAAACTTAACATCTCAGATATGTACTTCTCTGGGAAAAACTTCTCAAGCCCGAATGACCAGATTACAATCCCTTACCCGTTCGGCGATGACGAGGAATATGTCGGGATATTCGTGCTCGGGAAATTTCCGCAGTTTGGTTGTGTTGGGCACAAGCACATAATCAAGTCGAGCAACTTTAACATCGTGCACTGGTGCACGACATATGGTTATTCGACTGGTATTGGGATGAGGTTCGTGTCGAAAGACTACCCGAACGGCGAAACAATCTCAATGCCCTATCAAATCATCGATTACAGCCAGTTTGGAGTAATGGGGTCGATTTACGAAGTTGGGACAGGAAAGTTCATGTACACTGAGCAGTTCAAGTCAACGACAACTGGAGAGCTGTCTTACAGTACATACAATTTAGACCTGTCAAACTATTATGGTGGGGACTTGAGGTGGGAGCCAGTAGCGGAAGACCTGACGGTTACTTACCCGCAGTTTCTGAAGTATTTGTACTTCTACAATGTCATGCTTACAGATGATGAAATCATATCGCTGTTAAAGCACCCAGACCACCCTCCAACAAGGGGACTCGTGAGCTGGATAGACTTTTCGAGAATGGTTGATCTGGTAAGAGGGGGTGTTGTCGGTGAGTAGTATTCCGCTGAGATGGGGTGGGATGCATTTCGACAGTGGTGGACTTGTGTTTAATTACAGCTCTCCGATAATAAAGTATGGAGTAAACTACAGTGTTTTTGTTGTTGCTAAGTTTGATGTTTATGCAATGGGTGGATCATCATTATACGGAAGGCAAGCTTTAGTTTGGCCTGGCGGGGACAGTCAAATGTTCTGGCAAGACATCAATGGCTTGCTTAGGATAACAGTGTATGACACTGGATCAAATTCTTGGAAAGCAATTGGAGTGGATATATCGAGTATCTATAATGATGTAAATATATATTATGGATACTTTAAAGAGAGCTACGAAGGTGTATATGTGTATGATTTAGAAGGTAATGTTTTAGCAAGTAACAGTAGAAATGACATACTTGAACCATTAACTGGTGAGAAAAACTATTTGTGTATTGGATCAAATATAAATAATTACTATAAAATGTGTGGTGATGTCTATTCAGTTGCTGTGTTTGATAAAGTTCTGAGTGACTCATCGATCAATAACCTGCTTGAAAACTGGATGTGCGAAGAGTGTTATAAGAACATTGATGGGTGCATATTCGCGTGCATATTCGACCGACTCAAGTATGGTGATGCACCATATGATTTCATCAATGATGTGTATGGTGAGCCAGTTGACCCGAACCACTCTCCACGGTGGAAGCTCAGGCTTGTTAAAGACATGGAGGGATAAAAATGGAGATAAAGTTCGAGAAGAAGAAGTTTAACGAAGAAAAGGTGGTCGTGGAGTTCGTTGACCCCGTGCTGAAGCAGCCGCACCAGCTACTTTTGCCAAAAGACATGTCTGATGAAGACATACAAAAAGAAATCAAGAAATACCTGTATGGATATACTGATGAAAACGGAAATCATGTTCCGGGATACCTTGATGTATATAAGAGGTGATGTGTGTGCTGGAGTGTTTGACTCCTGAGTATATTAAAGACTCAATTGACAGGCTTTATTCGATAATTATGCAGAAATGTGGCAGTGTTGACCTGTGCCTCATAGAGATCCCATTTGAAGGCAAGGCAGGAGGAGATGACATAGGTCCTGCAAAGAATGCTGACATCATTATTGAGACGGTGCCTCAGCTCTCGTGGGCTTGGCAGACTGTGTATGCAAACTTTGTTGACCCTTGGCTAAAGTTCCCACAGATAAAGAAGTACATCAAAGACAATGACCTGATGAAGTTCCTGATAGATGATGACTGTGACACCAAAACAGTGCTGTGGGCTAAATTCGAGAGTCTGTTGAAGGGGTGGGCATACAACTACCTGATGAACCAGAGATCCATAATCCTGAAGAAGTACGGGATACATGACACAACTCACCAGCCAACTGGGCCAGCCACCACCAGACAAACTACCAAGCATGTGAAGACCGAACCTGCGAAGACAGCAACCAGAATAATGACGAGACCTGTACACAAGAACAAGGCATTTCTCGGGGGCATCGGGATAACAGTGGCATCAGCAATCGTCGGATTCCTCAACGCACATGTATCGCCCAGCTTGGCTCTGCTGGTCGCAGGAATAATCTCGACAGTTCTTGCAGCGGTTGAGCACAAGAGTGTTGAAGAGATAGAAAGCGAAATCATGGAGAATGTCTGACAAACTAGTCAGCGAGATCACAAAGCTGAAAGTAAAGATAGATTCAATGCGTGATCAGTTTTCTCATTTAGCTGAGCTGCTCGAAAGAGACCATGATCTACTCGTGGAAATGAATCAGAGGGTGAGGGAACTGGAGTCGTGGAAAGCCCGGTGTGATGTCATAGATTGCAAGTCTAGGCTGGATGCAATAGAAAACTGGATAAAGAAGCATGAGAAGCAGCATGACAACTCGTTCGATGTAAAGTTTACCCTTTTCCTCATATTTTTGTCCGCATTTCTGTCCGCCTTTTTCTCATATGTCTTCTCCCACATACATTAGTAACATTTATTAATCCTAATGAGTATAAACAAGTATGCGGGATTTCAAGTATGTGCAGGTAGTGTTGAGCAATGAAACAATAGAAAAACTGCTCAAGAAAGCACATGTGACCAAAGCGACCGACGCTGTTTATGCGGCTGTGGAGCACTATCTGAAGTGCGATAGGGCTGGGAGCTACACACAGGAGGTGGGAAAGTGACGGATTTCGAGCTCCTGAAGAAGGTCGCAGAGAATAAGTCCAAGAAGGCCAGCAATATGTTCAGGGTTGAAGAGTTTCCTGGAGTGCTCAAGGAGGTCACACTCAAGGACGACGGGAATGAAATAAAGGGCAAGGCAACATTCGAGTTCGGGGATGCCGAGTGGGATATTAAGGTAACAGTCAAGCCGAAGTTCGAGGATGAGATAGACCAGTTCTTTGCAGGAATACCATACAAGATAACACTCGTGCCTATGATCAGGCAGCTCCCAACCGAAGAAGAGGATGAGGGCCCAACCGAAGAAGAGGATGAGGGATCCGAATGATGGACCTCAAATTACTATTTTTTGACATTGAGACAACAGGACTTAACCCGTTCGAGGACCGCATCAGCATCATATCTATCAGCGATGGAGAATTCATAAGAGATATACCTGCGAGAGATGAATCCAAGGCAATTCTTGAATTTGTTCGGTCAACATGGGGAACTGTGCTTATAGGGTACAACATCAAGGGTTTTGACTTGCCATTCATAACGACAAGAGCGATCATAAACCGAATACCACTAGACATCATAGCACAGATCCACCAGAACATGAAAGTGGATCTCATGACAGTCGTCAGAAGATACATGCTTGTGAACAACTATCAGAAACATTCTCTTGTCTATGTCCATAGCCTTGTTACTGGTGAAGACTTGGGCGATTGCAGTGGGGCTGAAGCTGCATCCTTTGGTAAGAAGTATCTAGACGGAGATAATGAAGCACTGGATAAGGTGAGACACCACTGCCACATGGATCTTGAGAGGCTGCACGATATGTATTACAGAATGAGGGATCTGATCAGGCTGTACTTCAAGAGAAAGTACGGATTTGATGCAAATTTCGTGACGGGGTGGTTCATTGAGTGATTATGTTCTGGAAACGCTGGCGGAGAACTTAGACAGCTGGAATGAAGTGTGTCCGTTTTGCGGCAACAGAACATTGCTGTTCAAGTATTTCTGGTACGATGGTAACTACAACATCATCTACAAGTGCGCCCGATGCGGATATGTCAACATTGGAAAGCCAGTAAAAGTCCCCGCTGTAAATATCACCACCCTGACCACATACAGCTATGAGGAATCCCTACCCTACATCTTGATCCTACCTAACACTATAGAAAAGAAGAGATTCCCGTACATCGGACGAAAGTTCTGGTTCGGAAAGACTGAAGAAAAGATTACTGCTGAAGACCTCGAAAAAGTGAAGCAGAAACAGTATCAGTGCAAGTGCGGTCACAACTATGAATTTGCATCGGTCTGGCCGATCATCCGGAGGTTGAAGAATGGATCTGTCGAGTACAGAATCGACATTACTCTGAGATGCCCCATCTGCCTGAACACCATGGTTTTCGGGGTTCATATAACTCCCGAAGAGTACTACAATTTGGAAGAAGAACTAAACATCGTCACAAGGGACCGCAAGAGGTACCTCCTAGGGAAAGCAGTAATGGCGACATCTGACAAATCAGCCCAGTTCTACATCCGCAGCGCTACGCTTTCAGAGCTGAAACAGTTCCTCCGCACAAGGTTCACCAGCGGGATAGGTCATGAATCGACCGCCAAGTTCATCAGTGAGCTGACTGGGGTGGAGGTGCCGGTGAACAGGACATTCATCGACATGAATGTGGGGGATGAGGCGATGGTCTTGCAGTTCCTGAAGCGACCACCAGAGGGGAAGAAGTACTCAGAGAAGGACCTCATCCAGCTCCTTAAAGAGGGGTACATTGAGATAAGGTACATGCTGAGAGTTGATTGATAGAGTGATCGGTGGTGAGATCATGCCAACACCAGAGGATATTTTTGATGCTGTGATAATTGTCTGGTCTGCCATAGCTGCAGGACTGATCACGGGATTTGTCCTGTGGTTGATGATCCGAAAACACCTGCACAAGATAAAACACTAAATCGTAAGATTTATTAACACCTTATCTTATTTTCCATTATGGAACTGGTTGACCTGGTGCCGCAGAGGTATGGTGTAACAAGTTTTGAGGGGAAAATACCCACGGTAGAGCCAGTGGATGTGCAGACAAAGGGTTCAGCAAAGTCCTATGACTTGTCCATTTTGGCGAAGTTCGACGATGGAAATGACTGTCTGCTGATGCTGACTGTTGACGGGATAATGGGAAAGTGCACATGTGTCAAATATGGGGATACGCCATGCGAGCACCTTGTTGCAGCGTTTCAGAAGTTCAGGGAGATAGCAGGAGAAGACACTATATCAAAGCTGTCGAGAATCGAAAAGAAGGGTGAAAAGGGTGTGAGGCGTGAGCAGACCAAGGAGAAGACCGAAAAGTCGAAGAGTTCTGGACTGAAAGACAGGTTTCTCAACAAGCTAACGGTTCTGTTCGGGCAGCCACTCACGGGTAAGACCACCTTCGCCATGCACCTTGCCAAAGAGTTCTCCCGTGTTGCTGTTATCAAGGTGGACAAGAACTATAGTGTTGAGGACTACGGGATAAATGCGAGGGTGTTTCCTGTCAGCAGACCAAGGGATGTGCTGGATGCAATTTCTCAGATCCCAGCGTATGAGGACCAGTTAGTGATAGTTGACTCAATCACATCTCTGGATGCTTACTTCATGCCTGAAGAGCCCGAAAAGGACGATCCAAGAGTGGCAAACAGGAGGGCAAGGTTCTGCGATGCTGTCATGATGGGGCTTCAGAAGTTCAGAAAAGGTGGTGCGGTCTTGGTGATTGCCCATGAAGCAATCAAGGACTTCCAGACCAAAGAGGTAGGGCCAAGGATGAATGTGATAGCCCTCAGGCATGCGGATCAGGTCCTCAGGCTAACTGTCGAGAACGGCAAGAGAAAGATCACACGCGTTAATGTGCGCAAGGTCGTTGAGAATCCGGAGTTTGAGTTTGAGTGGTGATAGTATGGAGCTCGAATGCTATGTTTGCGGGAAGAAGGCCGTAGTAAGCGAAAAGGGCGACAGAATAGAGAGATGGGTGGTAGCAGGGGGGATACTGATCTGTCCGGAATGCGCTGGGAAGATATCCGGACCAGGGTTTGATGCCCTCGTTCAGCTTGACAAGGCAATAATGGACCTGAAGATCGCTATCTCACACATGAGGGAGATCAGGGATGTTGACCTCTCGAGAAAGCTGATCCTCAGAGCTGAGAAAGCGATCAGTGCAATTCAGGCGTTGAGGGCTGATGTGAAATACCGGTTCTTCGGGAGGTTTTAGGAATGCTGATAAGATGCGGACGATGTGGTAGAGTAATCAGGAAAGAGGATGCGAAATTCGACTATTTCACCGGATATGTCTGTCGTGACTGCTATTTAAGGGGGGATTAGTAATGTATGTGTGCTTCAGGTGTGGCAGGCGAGCTGATAGCGAGTTTCTCCCAGATGGGTGGAGCATAAGGTACGATGGGATAGTGCTGTGCCCTGACTGTGCTGATGCACTCAAAGGAGATGACAAAGCTGTGGAATTCCTCAAAGACATTTCAGAGGCCATGCTGGCAACGAAGAGTGCTTTGAACAAGATTAAGGACCTGAACCTGTATGATCATGTAGAAAGAGATATAATGAGCAACAGTAATGCACAATCTTAATGAAATTGATATTATGATCAGATTGAACAGGAATGAAACAGATATAACCAAGGAGCTGTGAGACCATGAAATCCATGCGAACGCTTACCATAACTGTTACAGACAAGCAGTATAAATTCCTTGAAGAGCAGATCCGCGAGGGGAAGTATGCGACGAAGTCAGAGGTTGTCCGGGACGCGATAAACAAGCTGATGGAGGGTTCAGAATGATAATGAAGTGCCCGCGATGCAAAGACTGGACAACTCCTGCGGCCGAATATCAGAATGAAAGATATGGCCACGGGATGAGGGTCTTCAACAGGAAGAGAAATGGTAGCTACAAGTGCACGATCTGCGGGTATGAGACATCACCACCTAAAAAGTCACGATGATCGGGCCGGCAGCCGTCGCACAGCCACCCGAGCCTCACCTCCGGCCGGGCCTGACCGAACGGGATGAGGGTCCGGTTTACTACAATTCCCATGGGCCCGTAGCTCAGTAGGACAGAGCACCGGCCCTCTAAGCCGGTTGTCGGGGGTTCAAATCCCTCCGGGCCCGCTGTGAGGTGAGGAGTGCGTGGGGATATACTGGATCTGCTGGGAATGTAACAGGGTCTTCGGAAATGCAGCTAAGGCGATGGCACACCAGAAAAGAACAGGACACGCAATAGAACGAGTAAGAATTACACCATGTGGTTGGGTATTCCCAAAAGCCCCGTAGGGTGGGAGGACAATCCTGCCGGACTCTGGATCCGGCGACCCCGGTTCGAATCCGGGCGGGGCTATCTTCTCTCAGCCCCGTGGTGTAGTGGCAATCATGCCAGCCTTTGGAGCTGTCGACGGGGGCTCGAATCCCCCGGGGCTAAAGAAGAGGTGATAGCATGGTAGAAGATATAGACGAGTCCAACCCACTTAACAGACAGGTAGGCGGAGACCATTACAAGGGATTCAAAATCCAGCCAGTCGAGTTCATCCACCACAACAACCTACCATTCTGTCTTGGCAATGTTGTGAAGTATGTCTGTCGCTATGTGGTGAAGAAAGACCCTGTGGACTTGGACAAGGCAATCCACTACCTCGAACTTCAGAAACTGCTCGATGCGAGGGGGGAGTCAGATGGCTAAGCCACTAAAAGATAAGCTAGAAGACATGGTTGTTAAAACAATGGTACTGCTTGCTTTCATATTTTCATGGGGTATTCTAATCTATGGTCTTACTGACAACACAACTGTCGGCATTGTCGCACTCATGTCATTTCTGGTTGATTTCGCTCTGTTTACAGGATTTGTGCTGTATCTGGTAATATTTGACAGGTGATGAGTATGAAAACATCTATTGCTCTCCTGATTTTGATGGTACTGATTGGATATATATTGTACATCTTCCCAAATCCAGTAACTGCATTAATGTTCGTGCTAGATGGTGTCATTTTGCTGTCTTACTGTACGGCTCAGACTATGTCATTGATATTTGAGTAAAAGAGGTGTTGAGTATGAATTATATCGAAACACCACCAAAAGAGGTAGAAGGGAATCTTAAGGGCTGGATCGAATGGTCCAACAAGAAAGCGGAAGAGGTACTGAAAGAAATCGTAAAGCTCGGAAGACTGCAAGTGATTACGGACAAAGACATCGGCAGGATCATGTTTGGCTGCCTGAGGAACTTCAATAAGAAGGCACCATTTGAGATGCTTATCTCTGATTATTTATACATAAGTATTTTGATGAGAAAACTCGACGAAGAAGTAAAAGGCATTCATTTCCAGCCAGAAGTGTTCTGGTATGGTAAGACTGGCAGGTTCAACCAGTTAACAGAGGGGACTTGTATAAGCTTACATGTCCTGACTGATTACATACCAGAAGGGGCTGAAGAGAAGTTATGGTGGATGTTCGACGATGAGAAAGTGCTCGATGATTTTACTGTAAATAAATAAAGTTATGTACTGTCTTCCAATTCTTCTTCATTTATACTCGGGAATAACCCGTGCGTACACATTTTTACCTTCCGGATAAAACATAAGTTATGTTAATGGTATATTGAACTTGTTTGATAACTCCACCAGTGCTCTGAACTTTTCGCATCTCGCACCATAGTCATCGGCGGTACTGGCGTGACACTCAGATCCATCAAACCTGCAGTAACCAAGGGCCCAATCGTCTGTCGTCCAGAACCAGCACATTTGGAATCTATCACACCTCATCTCAAACCCTCCACAAATTGATATAATTTATAATTGTGTTTTGTTTTTCTAAATGATAGCACCTCTTCCCGGATCTTCCAGAGGTCAGGGTGGTTGCGTCTCAAGTGCTCTCTATTCTTTTTGTTCATGAACGGACAGATAAAACATCCAGACTTCATTGGTATCTTGATCCCCTCTTTAGATAGCATCTTAACGCAAAGGTCCCTGTCCATTTTGAAGTCCACTAGCGGGTATATATCCAAACACCCTCTACCATCTGGGATAACCCTTCTAACCTCACTATAATCTATTCCTTTATATATTATTGACGGACGTGTAATATATTTATAAAATGGTTCAATTTTAAACTTAACAGTGCACCACCTTTTATTCTTAAAAGGACTTATTTTATACTTATAGCAGTACTCCACTAGACTACTACAACCACTAACATTTGGCTTCACTATATTTATATCCCATCCCACATCATCAACTAAGTAGTCCAGATACTCGTATGTCTCTGGGAACTCGCATCCCGTATCTACGAACACTATCTCATCGATTGGATAACCATGCTTCCGAAGGAGAAGGACCATGGCTGTGGAGTTCACTCCAGCACCAAAAGATACTACAAACTTCATTCTTAAACCCTCCACACCACCAGCCATTCATAATGATTCATCAAGAAACTTTCTAACCTTTGCGAACTCATCATCGCCTATAAGCTCTGTAATCAGCAAGTATGTCTGTTTCTCTAATGGCCATATGCATACCATTCTGCCAGTCAATTCGACGATACTAGTCGCTACCTCTGCAGCCTTCTTCGACCCAGTTACTGTGAAATGAAATCGAATCACACCACTCACAACCATCTTGTCGCTTGGATTAAAATTAAGTTCTTCATAGACCTCAACCCAGCCCTTCCCGTTGCACCCGTGACATGTCTTACCCATATACTCACCAGACCCACCACACACTGGACACAAAACTGCCTTCACGATACCACCCCTTACAATAACACAGCATATTTACACATATTCCGATATCTGCAGGCCATGTCCATGGACCGTAATCTATACCCGAATCCAACCACATGTTACTCCTCCTCCATCAGAACCAGCATACTTGCGATAATCTCCCCTCCTTAATCGCCAGTTATCTAGTTCCATCACTATTTTGAAGCCAGCAGACTCGAACCCCAGCGAAAATCCACCACACCCGCAGAAAAGATCCAGAACCTTCACACATATCACCCCTCCGGAACTCTCAGCTTAACCGCATAGCCCCTCTCCACCATGGGGCGAGCGTTCTCTTCAGGTACATCTACCACATCACCAGGACTAATTGAATATTCTCTCCCATCAACCCCAACGAACTCAACTTTGTCTGTGCCGACGGGTAGCCTGATCAACCGGATTTTAACATACTTGATGTTATTACTTTCATCATCCCTGTCATTCCCGTCATTTTCGTCATTTAGAAATGCAATCAGCCTCTCAGTGTCTTTGTACCTGATTTCCTCTACTGGCTCTTCTTCCACTTCTTCGGATTCTACAGGCCACTGTTCCCTTGGTAATAGCCTGATCCCCCTGTATGCTCTCTTCTGCTTGTTACCCACCTTGGGCCGGAAGGTGGGGTACATCTTGCTGATTCTCCTGAAAAATGAGTTGCTGCTCACTGCATCATAGCCCATCGCATTGCAGTACTCCACATAAGCGTTATACAGGTCATCCTTGACCACATATGCATCCTTGTCCTCTTGTGTGCAATCCTCGAGAAATGCTCGCACGCTATCGGTCGAACGAATCCACTCAGAGCGTGCATCAGCGTTGATCGTTGGGTTGCACTCGAGAATCTTGGACAGTCTCTTGAGAATCTCATCGAGAAAGGCGCTCTTCTCCTCATCCGTCGTCAGGTCCTCAAGTATCCTTGGATTGTTCCGGAATTTGTTCGGGAACTTCACAATGATCCAGCGTCGCCAGAACGCATCAGATTCATCTCTCGTCCTCGGAAACTCATTTGCTGAAAAGATAAGACGGGCCGTATTCTTGAATGAGAATGGCTCCTTGAACTTTCGCTCAACTGTGATATAATCATCTCCCGTGAGGGCCTTGAATGTATCCGTGCTGTACAGTGTCGTGGATGGCAGATCCGGGAAAATATTAGCAAGCTTACCGATTAATGCTGCGGTCCTGAAACGTCTCATGCTTGGTGTCGATAAGTCCTGTAGCGAAACATGACTAACATTCTCCGGACCTAACAGGTCTGTTATCAGGTTCAGGTATGTCGATTTCCCGTTGCTACCCGTACCGTAGATAAAGTAAGCGTACGGGAAGTGGGTACGGACCAAGCAGGCAGCAGGGATCTCATACAGGATTTCAAGGTCCTCCTGGTTGACCAGACACTCGAGGAACTTGCGAATGCGGTCATGTCTGCAGCCAGGGATGTAGTTAACATTAATACAGTATGTAAAGCCAAAAAGGGGACTGTTCGGGATCAGCTTAACCTCTCCGTTGTCCCACCAGAGCACGCCGTTCTTCACAGGTATGAGAATCCGGCCATTGTGCTTGTTGAACGGGAATTCTCTGACAGAACACAGGTACTGAATCTGTTTACGGACCTCGGCAACATAAATTGTCGCCCTCTTCTCCCTCGGAAATCCCATCTTCACCAGATGGTGGTAGATTACAGAATCGATAACATTGTCATAATCTATGTACTTGCTTCCATCCCAGACATAGAACACTCCGTTGAAATGAATGATGGCGTATTTCTTCGCAAGAAACTCAGCAAAACCTCTGTAGTCAATTCGGACATGTCCATTCTCGACCTCCATGAATTTTTCATCAGATGTTTTGAGGACCCTGATCTCGGTTACTCCATCTTCGCACCTGATCACATGGTCGCCGTATTTCTTTGAGATTATCAGTGCGATCTTTATGGCGGTCCTTATGTCTTCAGGGTAGCTATCGAGATTTTTGTACGCTTGTAGGAGTAATGGTAGTTCTTCTCCTGCTGCTTCATACTCATCAATTATTGCATCTACAACAGGTCGAATTTCATCGAACTCATTCACTGGATCAAAGTACCTTGCTGCAAGGCTGCTGATCATTCACAATCACTCCATAATCCCTCTCCAACTTTTCCCTGATAGCTTCCTCAACAAAACCGGAAATTGCACCCTGCTTTGCTGGCAAGATATCCCTCATAATCTCATTAATCCTTGGGTCAATCTTAACACCAAGGAAAACCTTGTTCCCCCTCTTCCGGCCCATGGATGTAATTGTACATACAATTATTTAAATGATATGGTTGACTGGTCCGGTGATGAATCATGATAGTTCCATATCCACCCTTGGGTGGATATTATCCACCATAAGGTGGATATGATTAGGTTATACTGTGTCGAAACCACATCGAAACTTGAAGATTTTTCAGTTTTTACAAAACCGTTCAAAACCATATCCACCTTCTGGGTGGATAATATCCACCTTAGGGTGGATATAACGGAGGGATCTTAGAGGTTTTTAGGGGAAAAAAGGCGAATTATCAGAAATATCCACTATATCCACTATCTCTACAAGCGCTAATTGTTTAATTTTTGGTTGAAGAATTTTTAATGGACTAATTAGTGTAATAATATAGGGGTCAAATGGTGGATATTGTGGATATCTCAATTAATGGGCTTTGACGGGGTCGATGATGTCATGAGAACCGTGATAGATATATCATTAAATACCACAAGATGAAAAAGAGAGGAAAAGGGGAGAATAGGGTAAAATCACTCGACTACTTCTTCAAACTCCTCGTGGACATCGACCATCTTGATGGGAAACGGGATTTTCTCAACAAGCTTGTTCAGCTCATCGAGCAGTTCCATGTAGTTCGGATGATTCTTGACATACTGCTCATTCTGTTCGATCAGCTTCCAGATCTTCTTGACATCTCCACTCTTGGCAGCCTCAATACCCTCGCTGGAAGAAAAAGTAAGGATGAAAGCGTCACAGGTGCACGGCAGCATGTATGCTTTCTTCCCGTAAGCTATGAAGTGCTCATCTGTGCACACATCCTGACCGATCACGATTTTCTCACTAATCTTCTCGCTCATCTTTACGCCTCCCTATAATATCCCGAATCAGGTCGTCGATATAGCGAATCATAAAAACTTTCTCATCCTTATCACCAAATACTTCTACCTCGACAGTAACTCTGACCTTCATTCTATCACCCGTAGATATACATCTCTACCCTCTGTGCCCCCGTCGAACTAGCGAGGTCGAGCACCTGATCAACCACCGACTCAACAGAACAGGTGGTTGTGATGGTCGATTCGCTCATAGATTCATATCCCTCTTTGTACAGTTCAGCCTTGATCCCGTACACATCAAGTTCCCCAATCACATTCATGAACCCAATCTTGCTGTAGCACCTGGTATAGTCACGGGGTAAGTTATCCCTCTTTTCTTTGCGGACCTCCACCACGACAACAGAGATCTTCTCATCTACTCGATCAATCAACGGTGTGTATCCTTTACCTTTTACTGCTTCGGCAACTTCATCCACTACTGACATGTTGCATCACCTCATATACTTCCTCTTGAACCACACTACTAAGACAACAAGAACTACTGTAACAACAGTACTAATGCCACAAAGAATTGCAGACACTATTGTAAATGCTGGTTTTATTGCAGTGAATGCATTGGGATTCGGCGTATGTGTTGCTGCAAATCCAAAGCACTTTATCGCTATCAAGTACCCTACAAATGGTATGCCACTGAGCAAACAAATCAGTCCCGAGAGAATCCCTGTCATAAATCCATACACCCCTGGATGTATGATATATCCGTACACTGCGAAACCCACAACTACCACGATGGGCACACATTCTAGGATTCCTTTATTCTCATATTCTATTTCGACTTCCATGGCATATCACCTTGTGAAAATGGCCCTCTCAACATACTTTCTGTGTCTTGAAATTCTATCAATGACTCCCGCACAAGATTCTCCTCTCTCTATATGCCTAATCTTGTGCTTCTCTGTGAGCAGTGCTGCAGCGGTTACTTCTCTTAGACCACAGCACTCATCAAAAGAGAACACGACCTTACCGCAGCACTTGCACACAACATCAAACCTTGTACCTACTAGGCTTCTGTCTGCAACGACTTCAAACCACTTCCCATCTATAGACTTTGCCACATCTTCCGCGGTCATGCTACCACCTGATCATCACTATGACATATTACTATTTAACATTTTCTACTGGAATAACAACAGAAAACATTAAATAATATTAGAGTGATAAGTAGATTGGTGGTGAGATAAATGAAGACGGCGCATGTGCAGATCCCATGGGGTATATCTTTCGAAGAGGCGAAGAAAATAGCGATGGCGATAGCAGAGACTTACGGGAATGTTAGAGCTTACGGGTTGGTGGAACTTGGAAGAAAATAAACACTCCCCACCAATACCATGGGATGAATGGGAAGAGCATGTAGATGAGGAGTCAGATGTGGAAGTGATGATTGGTTTATATCTATTCTGCTTCCGCGAGCGTGACTGACATGGTGGTCTTAGAGGTTGTCAGGACAATCGAAGTGAACAACCACCCTCTTGTGCTCAGAGGAAAGAAAAGAGGGTGGTTTGTTTACACACTTCCTGAGAGATGGGACAGAACGAAACCACCATTTGAGCTGTGGACCAAGCAAGAGATCCTAAAGCAGGGAATAACTGCGGGACCTTTCATGCTGAAAATCTACCCTGACCAGCTAAAAGTGATGGTTTATCCATATCCAGTGCCAGGAAATTACCCGAAACTCGAAATAACGACATCTAGCTACTTCGCTGAGGAAAAAATACCGGTTGAGAGGTGTGTGGATGATGACAAGACAATCTATGTTGGGTTGAGCGGGAGAGAGTACAAAAGCTGTTATGTGTATCTGGTTAGATTAGTTGATTGAGGTGGTTGAGATTATGCTGGTTATCGATCTAGAAACTAAGTGTGTGAAGTACAATGATAGCGTGATCAAAAATTGCAGGAGAGTAAGTATTTGTGGGGAATACACTAAAGAAGAAACGAACGGGAAAATAACTGTCAGTGGTTCTTATATTGCCACAGTTCTCACATATTTTAATGTTTATGTAATCCACAACCACAAGAAGAAAGGAATAACCAAGGGAGAGCTAACCATATGCTACAAAGACTATGTTGACGAAGCCAAAGCGATATATATGCTGATGAACTTCGAGATACTTAATGTATCTCTAGACTGTGCATGGCCGATTACGGGAAGCAAGAACGGTATATATGTCAATGGAATAATTTTTGTGGAACCACACAATATTAATTCTGAAGTGATCAATCTGGAGGGATCAAAATGAACAGACACGAACTGCTTGTCATCGCGTCAATTGCGACATTCATTGCAGCAGCGATAAGCGCCCTAAAAGCAGACTACACAGGAATGACTGTATATCTGGTGGTGGCAGGGATCGACACGATTGCTGCGGCAAAAATTAAAGATTAAATGGATAAACTCTACCAGACTCAATGTCTTCTTCAGCTCTTTTTATCGATTCCACCAGCTCCTTATCAGAAAGAACATCAAGGGTTTCGATGATCGAATCAAGTTTATCTCGAACATCTCTCAGCTCCTTAATTATGTCCATGACTCCCGGCACAGAGTCCATAGAGAGAGTAGATGATATATAACTTAAAATTACCGGACCGAAGGAACGATTGGTTTGATAGCACTCTTCAGTTTTATCCCGAACTCTTTTTCTATTGCCTTTCTTGCCTTTTTAGGTTCTTCGTAAATCACATGTACACATTTCGCTCGATCTGCAGCCGTCTTGGCGTTCCACGCGATTTTATACATGACAGTTCTTTTGTCACCGCCCAATTTTGTGTGGATGGTGTCGCAGTAGAAGCACTTATCCTGTGATCCGGCCTGATTGAGTAGCTTTTGGGGATTCGGGAATATCTCGACATGTGCAAGAACGATATGCTCGAGATTTCTCTCAAGAAATATGCATGGAATTCCGTAGTCTTCTTGTATCCTGTCGAGCCACAGCCACATTTGATTGTCCTTGATGATTATGTTGTGTTTGCTCTTGTCAAGAACATCAATTAATATCTCAACCAGTTTGTAGTCGGTCACAACAGGATGATAGCCCCTGACAGCCCTTATTAACTTGGCCATAATGTGCGGTTCGAGCTCGAAATAATCCTCAAACACATTCCAGAAATGCAGCTTTTCTCCCGTATCACGGTTCAGGTCAGGGATCAAAGAGGGTGAAAAAGGTTCATGCAGCACCAGAGCATCGGTGCTTTCCTTAATGACTTTCTGCCATGCCGTTGTTCCCGATCGATAATAACCAGAAAAGATACCAACAATCATAGCAGTTCCTCCTCCACTTTCCTCATGAGGTCCAGCCAGTCCATTCTAACGCGATCCCATGTGAGATTCTCTTGCACATGCTGCCTCATTGCAATCCCGTGCTTCTTCGCGAGTCTCGGGTTGTAGTAGTACATTTCAAGAGCTTTTGCTATATCCATGGGGTGATATTGCGCCTGCCTTGCTGATGACAGGTTCATCCACTGATACGCTGATGGTGTTACTGCCAGACCTCTTTCACCCTCCACAACTTTACGACACCTGCAGCATGTGTGAACACCCACAAGCTCAGCAGGAGCACTGAAATTTCCCACAATGCTGGGTGTTTCGCACGCTCCGGCCTCCACAACAGGCATCTCAAAGCTCCCACCCATCACAGTCATTAGCTGACAGTCTGCAGCACTGTAATACTCCCTCAACATCTCATCAGGGACCATATCACCTGACTTGAACAATATTCTATTCGTCAGGTCAATCCCGTACAGCTCTTCTATCGATTTCACAACTTCGAACAGGTTGTACCCTCCAGCTCGCACGGGATCTGTGTGGATGTAATAAACTGCATCAGCATCTGTGTTCTTGAGAAATCTTGCGAAACCTTCTATCATTGTCGGGATGTTTTCTCGAGGTCCGTGGTTCGCTACGACAGATATAACTTTGAATTCTGCATCAGCAGGGAACGAATCATTATCGTCGGGATAAAATGTCTTGATGTCAACACCATGTGGGATGGGTGCTGTTATAATTTCAGTAGTTAGGTCTCTTTTACAGTATTCCTCTAAACATCTCATAGCCCAAATAGTCATGGGGACGGCTTTGTACAGGCAGGGATGTCTCAGAAGTCTTCGAACAGGGTGTGGGAGCGGTTCGTGATCCACAATAGCCCACCAGACGACTGGTGTAGTTATCTGATCGAGCCATGCTGGATTAAAAGTTGCCATCCATAAGTCGAAGTGTGCTATAATGACATCATACTTGTCTTGAACCTGTGGAAGTACTGGATGGTAGATTGTTCCATTCCCGCCAATTATCCTGACATCCCCATCTCCTTCATCACCATCGAGCGTTATGTCGATCGTTGTTTGCTGAAGTCCGTAGTAAGCAAACACATCCACAGCATGCTCCTTCAGTAACCCGTACACCACTTCTTTGCAGCAACGTCCATACCCAGACGATATAAGAGGCGACACACTAAGATATGCTATTTTCATAGCACAAACTAACACAAGCGACTATATAATTCATTCTAATTTGATATTATGTCTTTGAGAAAGTGCCTTGACCAGGCTGAGAAGCTGATTAAAGTTCTCGAGAGGCTTGATGAAGCAGAAGTTGCGTACGGAACCAATCAGAGATATCTCGCAGCGAGCAAGATCGGGGGAGCGTGGACCTCGCTCGCACTGGCCTATGCGAGGGGTGTGATCGATTTTGATGAGTACAAGTCAATAGCGAGAGAGCTCAGGAAGATCAGAGAAGACACGCTCGCGAATGCAAGTTATGAACAGTTCTTAAAGGACCTTGATGCAGCGAGAGAGAGGATATTGAGAAAGTTCGAGGGTAAAGTTCTGCAGTGCTACACACAGGGTGGTAAGCTTGAGTGAGGGTGATGTGGGAGCACCATCGTGCAAGGATGTGATAATCAAGATTGGCCAGTACACCTACCTGATGTCCTACTTTCGAAGACAGCTCATCTCTATGCTCCGCGACCTCTACGGTGACTACCTGATGCGATATCACTTCGGACACCATGTTTCCCTGCCTGAGGCGTTGATGCAGTTGCAGTTTGACCTGCAGGACGGGAAGTTTCAGGTGAGGGGTACAAAGCTCTGCAACAAGGAGAGATGCATAAATCTGGAGAAGTTTCTGAAACTCCTCGACGAATACTACAACGCTCACAGAGAGAAGCTAAGGATGGAGAGAGCTCTTGACTGGTGCAGCACTGAAGTGGAGGGTGAGTTTGAATGAGCAGGATGATATGTGAGAGAGAGTTTGAGGAGCTGAAGGAAGCAGAAAACGAGCTCTGGTCCATGTACATCAACCCGAAGAAAGCGTGGTCTGAGATCAGAGAACTGGCCGTGCTGGGTAAGCTGAATGAGAAGGCACTTGCAGCATACATCCGGTATAAGAGGGCAAAATCACAGTTGATCAGATGTGCTCTCGATTATGTGTTAGGGAAGGTCAAAGAATAGCATAAACAATTAGCATTAACCAGCCCAACTATTTTTATGACCTGGTATATAAATGTGGTGAGCTACCCAAACCTTAAATTCGACCATTCTGGGACCTACATAACAATTGGATCAAAGAGAACCGGACCAGGGACCTACACTGTCAGAAAGGGAACCACCGCATCATTCTCGTTCAGAGCCACAAACACAGGTGGTCCAGGGTCGGTCAAGATTGTCGTGTTCGACGCTAAATCAGGCAGGACACTTTTCAGCAGAGAGTATAGCGTGAGCAAGGGGCAGAGCATAAGTGACAGCGGATCATTTTCTGTGAACAGCAACATGGCAGTTCAGTTTTTCGCGTATGTTCTGAAGAACGGATCTTGGGTTAAGACTGATGAGTACGGGTAACAGGGTGAGAGATATGACTGTAAAACCAATGATCGACAAGAGCTCGACAAGTGTTTACATCAATGGACAGTTCAAGCCACCAGGTACATACCACATCACAAAGAAGACCACGGTCCAGTTCGGTATAAGGATAGTCGGGTATGATGGAGGGTTGCTGGAGAGCACGAGCTGCTATGTCTGGCTGCTCGACACGAAATCCGGAAAATCAGTATGGTCTAGCGGAGCCTTCAACCTGAAAAAGGGTCAGACCCCTTACTTCTCTGGGAATATTGAAGTTGACAGATCAATGGACCTGAAGTTCCAGACATGGTACTGGGACAACGGGTGGAAATTCTGTGACCAGTACGGGAACTGGAACCTTGTGATGCAAACACAGACCAGGCCTAAAGGATATCCGGCCCCTCACATCAACAGATCCGGAACTTACCTCACAGTGAACGGTAGAAGTGTCGGTCCCGGAACATACTATGTTAGAAAGGGGAGTGAGGTTGGAATAAATGTAAACATAGTGAACCAGTCTCGCTATTCTGGTAACTGCTATGTGTGGTTGATAGACCAGCACAACAGAGTTCACTACAAGGACCAGTTCACCCTTCATGCTGAATATACCGGTGCGAGCTCTTTTGTCGTCGAGGAAGACCTGATCCTGAAGTTCCAGACATGGGTATGGAAGAACAACGGGTGGAAGCTGTATGATCAGTACGGGAACTGGGATTTAAAGACTCAGACCAAGACACACCCGGTTATCGAGAGACAGAATTCGTATGTGCTACTCAATGGCAGAAGGTTACCATCTCCGCCGTGTGAGGTAAGCGGTAAATCCGGGGATACTGTCAGGTGGGTGTGTTCTGTAAGAAACACGGGTGGTCCAGGAAAGTGCAAGCTGCTTGTGTGGGATCCCGTGAGCAACAGCAGACTGCATGAAGAAATAGTGAACCTGCAGAGCGGAGCAGGGAAGATATTTGCGGGCGAATTCACACTTAAGAGGAGGACGGGTGTCAAGTTCATCACATATGGTTGGGATGGGAGCAACTGGGAGCACACAGACGACATGGGGTGAGAGTATTGATCTGCTGCGAGAACACAGGTTGTATTCTGAAAAAAGGGTATTACATTTGGTACAATGTTTTGAGAGAAGATAACACGGTTGTTTGTGGACTGACTGAGAAAGTGTCAGAAGCGCTCGGAAAAGTCAGACCATTCATTAAAAACAAGAGGTATGTGGTCATTTTCAGGCTTTGCAAGTATGACCCTCACAACAAGAACACAAAATACCCGACCGTCATGGATTTGTCTCCGTACACAACAAGCACATCTGAGACAATCCACGGAGCAAAATTCACAACGACGATTGCGTGTGTGGATATATCAGAGCAGTACATTGACCACACTAATCCCAGCGCCAACCCTAACCCGAATCCACCAGCGACTGTTAGGGTTTCTGGCAACACAACCATCGTCGAGATAAGGAAACCTTTTACAAGCACTTTTAACATTGGAAAAGTCACCACGAGAAACCTGCAGATCCTGATGAAATTCTGGTCTGGGTTCACCCGATACAAACTCCCTTTCACTTTTGAGACTCTCTCCGCAACCAGCTCAGTGGTTAAGGGGATGACTGAGTACAGCAACTGTAACCTTTCAGCGTGGATTGTCAATGGGAGCAGGATGTGCGGGGTGTTTAACAGAAGGATCAATCTGGGTGTGAAGAACTCAGTAGTGTTTGATGGCAGGGTAAACCTGAGCACAAAGATTGAATTCGTGTTCAACTACCCGTCGATCGACAGAAAGAACACATACCTTGTGATTGGCGGCAAAAAGTGCCCTCCGGGCCACTACACTGTGAAGGAGGGAGAAAAGATACCCTTTGCAGTCTCACTAACTGCACCTGCGGAGGTTCAGATGTATGACAAGCTAACAAACAGGATATTATGGAATGGTAGTGGAAAATCAGTTAAGGGGACAATAACTCTGAACAGGTCTGCTCAAATCGAGTTTAGAGTGTTTGTTAATGGTGAAATCGTAGATAGGTATGGGTGATAGCATGACATGGTATTTGAATGTGAGTAGCGGTGGAGGAGGGAGTAAACCGTCGCAGCCATCGAGACCCTCACAGCCATCTGGGAAGTCTAACACAAGAACAATCGTGGCAGGGGCAGCGATTATTGCAACACTTGCGGCAATAGGTTATGCTGTTTCCAGGAGGAGATAGTATGCACTGGACTGACAAGAGAGAAGTAAGTACAATGGTAGTCAAAAAACCAGATATCACAAAATATGCTGCTATAGGCGTTGTAGTTGGATTAGTACTAGGTGCTATAATGAGAGGTGAGAGGTGATGTGGCATGGTAATTTGGACAGATATGGTAACGAAATATACGGAAGTGTTGAGTGGGGGTGGTAGTACGAGCGCTTCAGCAAAGATAGTCCAAGTGGTTTGGCCATCCAATGCTAAGGTTGGAGAGGGCTACAAATGGTCCTTGCTGTGTGAAATGAGAAATTCAAGTGAAAGAGGATATGGTGCCATTGTTAATTATAAAGGGAATCCCGGTGATATGCTTGTAAAAGTATCAGGAGTTGAAAAAGTGTTCAGATTGAAGCCAGGGCAGTGTGTGAATATATGGACAACGAACAAAGTATGCGCTGGATGCAGATATTTATTTGAAGGAACAGTCAGTTTTGACAAACCAGGAAAATACGAGGTATATGTATTTGCAGGAGTGCCTGGGTCGATATGATTTACGCAGAAAAAACAGACAAAATAAAATTTAAAGTAACAGACTCCGTCAGAATCACACCAGCTCGACGGAAAGAAGATCGCTGACTATATCTTTTTTTAAGTTCTCCACGACCTCATTCAGCCACTTTATCCCGTTGGGGTGAGCCATCAGGATTCCGTATGCGACAGGCACATCCATCGACAGCCATCTGAGAATGTTCTCCACAGTCAGGTAGTCAAGCAGTTCCGGATGTTTTGATAAAAACTTCTTGGCAAGCTTCCGTTCTCTTTCGCTTGCGTATTTCCAGATTTGAGTTTCCTCCATGTTATCCAGTGTTCTGATGAACTCTTTGACACGCTTGCTTAGCTCATTGTAGTCCTTTGAGTTCAGGTTTATTCGTGAGCATATGTGCCGTCTTATTGCTGCTACAGCAGCACTGTCAACAAGCTTTTTCAGCACCATTAATCCTCCCTCCTGCCCCAGGATAGCCTGAGCTTTGCACCACAGTTTTCACACTTGATAATCGTCCCAGCTTTCATGTCTGTTGTTACCTTTATCCCATTACCGCACTTTGGACAGTTAACAGTTACTTCAGCGGGCTTCTTTGTAATTTTCTCACCTTCTTCACCCTCCTTTTCAGTAAGGGATTCAAGAGCATCAGCGAGGTCAGCGAGGAACTGGGTTATCTGCTCCATCCTCTTCTCTTCCATTTCCATCTGCTTTTCCTTAAGCTTGAATTCCT